GAGGATCTTGACAACACATCAAACGGCGAAGGTGCTAATGGTGTTGGTAAGTCAAGTATTCTCAATGCACTCGTCTATGCGGTGTACGACAAGCCGGTCTCGAACATTTCAAAAGATAATCTTGTCAACAATGTAAACAAAAAGAATATGGAAGTTGCTGTTGAATTCAACGTTCACGGCAAGACATATAGAATCGTTCGCACTCGTAAAATGAAAGCAGGTGCTGCAGGAAATACTGTTCACTTATATGAAGGTGAGCACGATATTACACTTGATAGTGCATCTGCAACAAATAAGCTAATTGAACAAATTATAGGAATCAATTATGAGCTTTTCTGTCGGATTGTTGTGTTTTCAGCTTCTCATACTCCTTTTCTTGATCTTCCAGTTACATCACACTATGCAACTAACCAAAAAGATATTATTGAGGAACTATTCGGTCTCACGTCAGTATCTGCAAAGGCACAGGCACTAAAGGATGTTATTAAGGATACAGAAATAAAGATCGATTCGTGTAAGATTCGTATTGAGATGTTGGAGAAGGAAAAAATTCGTCATCAACAGCAAATCATCAAGGCGAAGGAGCGAGTTGATACGTGGACAACACAGACAAAGGACAGCATTAAAAAGCTAAAGTCTAAGTTGAAGCGCGTTGAAGAGGTTGATGTTGAGGAACAACAAAAGCAGCATATGTTATTATCACAGGAAGAAGATAGACTTCAGATTTCTCTAAACAATCAAAATACGTACGAGAAGCAAGTTCGCGAATTATCAAAAGATATCAAGAAGAATGAAGCAGAGCTTGAGCATCTTCGTGATGCAAAATGTCCTCGTTGCTTGCAAAAATATGCAGATGCTGCAAAAGAAATTGCAACTGCTGAGCAAACGTCAGAAAATCTTGCTAACGCTCTTGCTCAAATGTATGAGAAAATTAATGCTGAGAAGCTTGTTATGAGAGATGTTACTCGTCATATTAAGACTATCAAAGAATTAATTGTTGTCGAGGATATTGAGGAGCTTTTAAAGATTAAGAGTGATAGTGCGTTGATTCGTCAGAAGTTGAACGACTTGCAGTCAGCAATTAATCCTCACTTGGAGACGTTGCAGGAACTTGAGGAAACAAAGCTCGATGAAATTAACTATGATGAAGTTAATACGTTGACAAAACTCGTCGAGCACCAAAAGTTCTTATTAAAGCTTCTTACAAAGAAAGATAGTTTTGTACGTAAAGCACTATTAAATAAAAACATTCCATACTTGAATGGTCGTCTCCAGCACTATCTATCAATTCTTGGTTTGAGTCACAACGTTGAGTTTACACACGAAATGACTGCAAGAATTACGCAATTTGGAAATGATCTTGATTTTGGCAACTTGTCTGCTGGACAAAAGGCTCGCGTTAATATCGCTCTATCGTTTGCATTTAGAGATGTGCTGCAAAGTTTGCACACAAAGATTAATGTTTGTATGCTTGACGAAGTTCTTGATGTTGGTCTTGACGTTGTTGGTGTCCAGGCTGCTGCTCGTATGTTGAAGCGTAAGGCGCGTGATGAAAAGATTTCATTGTATGTTATCAGCCACCGTGAAATTGATAGTGCGTTTGATAGAGTTATGACAATTCAGTTGTCGAAGGGATTCTCTTATATTAAAGAAGAAGTTGAATGAAAGTCTTAAAGGAAAATACGGAGCAGATACACGACACGATAGAGCATATGGTGCTGGGAGACTATGATCAAGCAAACGGTGATATGTTTCACGGTGATCCAAGTAATGTGTATGGTTCGTATGAAATTCAAAAGACAAACGACTCTGGTGACCAAGCTTGGTATAACGTAACTATTTTGAACGGCGATGGAGCATACGATGCTGTTTATAATGTTCACGTCGACAAAAAGAATATTTTTGAGAAGCGATATAATAGGGCAATGAAAGTTTGCTAATACCCTAATTTCTGTTGATATATAATAGTCAACGGAGATAAAAATGGCAACAATTATTGGAATCGATCAATCCTATACTTCTTGTGGTATAGTAGTAATACAGGATGGAACGATGGTACATCACGAACGTGTGGTAACGCCGATAGCAATGGACGTGTATGATCGTGCAAACTATCTTGCTCATCATATCAATGGTGTTGTTGGAAACTACACGAACTTTGATAACGATCCAACGGTGTGGCCAGTGATAGGAATTGAAGGACTAGCATTTGGAATGCGTGGTAATGCAACGCGTGATCTTGCTGGTTTATTATTTGTAATTATTACGACATTGCGAAATTGCAATGGTGATTTGAAGATTGGAATTGTCTCTCCTCTAACTGTCAAGAAGTTTGCGACAGGAAAGGGAAAGGCAGATAAGAAGCAATTATATGAAAAATTACCAGACGATGTTAAGACAATATTAGAAACGAACTATAAAAAGACCACAGGCTTGTACGACCTAACGGATGCATATTGGATAGCGAAATATACTGAAGCGGCACAAGCAAAATAATACGGCAGATAGGCACTTCCAGACACTCAGTAATAAACTCCCAGACAAACACCTGAAACAAAACAGGAACAAATAGAAACGCAGCTCGACACACCCTTACTGTGAGCGGAGAGACGGACCACGCAGATCTATCGTGCCATCGTCTTAAAATAACAATACTTGGGAGCAGTCTACTTGTATGAAGAAAACTGCTCTACCACTCTTTTTTCTTCTTTTCGCTTTGTGTAAGTTACCCAATAACTGAGGGGGTTTGTGTTTTGTTGTTTTTTACCGAAACGTGGAAAGACAAAAAGAAAGAGCTCTCTGACCAACGGGAAGAGAGCTCTACGTTCCATCCACTATATCGCCTAAGGAGAGTTTAGAAATTTGGATGCATCTTCTTTGATTCTGCTTCAAGACGGTCCTTAATAAATTCTGTCACAATATCTCTTTCAAGCGGTGACATATCAAGTAAGTCTTTGTACTGCACAGAACCTCTCATAAAATATGCTAAACTAACAATTCCTTCGAGTAATCCTCGTTGCGTGTCTTTCAGTCGCCCGAACATTTTTTGGATGTCGGGAACCGAACCAGCCTTAAGCGTTATGTAAAAAAACTTACTGGATTTGCTGATACCTGGATAGGCATTTCCTGTTTGCAATCCTTACAAACTCGAGTAACTGTAAAATCGGTTCCCCAGTCTGTCATACCATCGACCTTTTCTTGAATCATTTTCTTCCACTTAATCGGAAGTTGGCCGAACCATTCAATAATCTGTTCACGGTCAATAACATTGTCAACAGATTCAATGATTGATGCAAACGTGTGAGACGTAATGCTCATAAGTTGTGCTTCTGTTTGTTCATCTTCACGTTGCATTGCCTGCTCATGCATAACCTTTACAATATCACCAAATGACATTGGCTTCATCTTGATGACTTGTCCATTTGGTAGTGTCAATGTAAATGCAGATCCAATTGTTGTTGGATCAATTTGTTTAGAGTTCCGAACAATTTCTTGAACATTGACATCGTATGTTCGTTCTTTAGCGCCTTCACAATTGTGCTTATATAGCACGTCGATGTTATCACCAAAGGATACTTGACGAAGTGCAACCATTAGATAATCAACATCTTTAGCGAGAAGATCGAGTGGCTTCTTTACTTGTGGAATGCAACGACCAAATACCTCTTCGATTGCTTTCCCAGACATTAGCTTATCAGGCATCGACAAAGTAAATTCGTCGATTGTTGTTAGTGGAAATACTTCAACTTCACCATCCTTGACGGAAGGATCAAGCTCGCCGCTGTGATAAAATAGTCCCTGAGATGGCATTCGATATGTAATACCAGGGAGACGTATTTTTGCTAGTAGTGGATTATCCATACTATTTTCTCCTAATGAAAACTTCTTGTAGCAACAGCTATTTACAAAATAAAATAAAGGGATAAATACACGATATTCAACGGGGTAAATTAATGGCTGATACATCAGACGTCCAACAATTAAAACAAATGACTCAACAGATGATGCAGCAGTTTCGAGAGCAATCGATGCTGCTGAGTGGAGCCATTCGTGATTCGGGAGCTGTTCTTTCCGACTTTGCGACCAATGTCGATCACCTCAATAAAGTCACATCAGATTCCGTCAAGGATCTCGTCGGACAGTCAAAGCTATTCAAAGAAGAAACTAAGAAGCAACAGGAAGAACGTGAAAAGCTATACGCTTTAAAGCGTGAGCAATTAAAGCTTCAACGCCTTCGTGTTGAAATTGAAGAAGAGATGATCAAGCAATCTGGTGGTGCTCTTGATAAGAAAAAGCTCCAAGCAATGACAGATGATGCAATTCAAAAAATGATCGAAGAGAATGAGAAAAAATTCGAAGAAAACACTAAAGAACTTGCTGAAAAAGTTGCCGGTGCTGATAAAACAATTACTAATCTGACAGAGAGTTTAGAGCTTGCTGGTAAGATTGGTGGCGAAGCATCAATTGAACGCCAGCGTCAGTTGTCGAATCAAATTGATGATGCAAAGAAAGAAAAGCAAGAGAACATGCAAAAGCTTGCTGATGCAACAAAAGCAAATGCTCAAATCCAAGGAACAGCAAAGAGATTTGCAGACATTAATAAAGCAATGGCAACATATCCTGGAGCCATTAATGACTCTATTACTGCATATAAAAAGCAAGGCTCTATTATGGCACGCGCCAACGATGCTGTTGAGAAAAATATAGAAAAGTATTCTTCTCTTGGTGCTGTATTGACTGCTGTTGCCATTGCTGCTAACGCTCTAATGAAGTCATTGCAAGCACAAATATCTGCTGGTGGTGGTATCATCGATGAAGGGTTTACAGGAATAGTTAAGAACTTTGGTCGTGTCTTTACGCTGGGAATTCAGCCAGAAGAAATGGCTAAGATGGCTGCAGAAAACCGTCAGGCTATTAATTCCGTTGGTGGACTCAGTAAAGCACTTGATGAAACAAATCCTCTTTTTAGTGAATTGGCTGCTCGTACAGGATCAACGACGGAAGCACAGAAGATACTACTGAAGCAAATGACTCAGTTTGCAAGTGTTGGTGTTAAACCGTCGACAGAAGCTTTAAAGAAATATAATGATGATATAGCAACGTTATCGGCAACTACTGGAATGTCAACGGAAGCCGCAACAGAATTTTATCAATCTGTTGCAGGAGATGCTGATACTATCAATCTTCTTCGTAAAGCTCGTGAAGGAGAACGTGAGCAAATCTTAGCAAACCAACGTGCGATGATCCAACAAAACATTGCACTTGGTATGACAACAGAGCAAGCTAGAGAAGCTGCTAAGATGTTAAATCACATGGTTGCTCAGAAGCCCATTGATCGTATTAAACAAGCAGCAAAAATGCAAGCTCTTGGCGGTGCTTTGGGTGTTAGTGGTGGTGCAGAGGCAGCAGCTGCTTTACGTGCAGGAGCTCGAGCAACAAAAGAGCAAAAAGAGCAACTTGCCAAATATCAAAATAGTCTAGCTAATGCTGCCGATCAAATGCGAGCATCTGGTGAAGGTGGTGAAATTGTTGCAACGCAACTTGTAGACAAATTGGGACTTGATCAACAGTACGGACCCAACTCTCCATTTTCATCAACCTTGGGGACTCAACTTGCGCCAGGTGTAGAATTGGCTAAAAAACAACTAGAGCAAAACGATGTCGCTAAAAGTGAAACACTTCAAGCATTAAATAGAATTCAACAATCAATTGCTGGCATCATGGGCAATAACGTATTCGGTACGCTCGCAACGGCCGCTATTGCGATTGCAGGCTTTGTAAAGTTTGGTAAGCCACTGCTTCAAGGTACTGGAAAGATAATGAGCAAGCTTGGTGGCAAAGGCGGTACGGGTGGTGCAGCAGGACTCGCTGAAAACGAAATTGCAAAGACAGCTGAAGGGGAGGTTGTGAAGGGAGCCGAGCACGCCGCGGTCGACGCTGCTGGTAAGGTTGCTGTCAAAGGTGGGGCAGAAGCTGCTGCAAAAACAGCAGGAAAAGGAATTGGTAAATCTCTTCTAAAGAAGATTCCATTAATTGGTCTTGGTGCTGGAATACTGTTTGGTGCTCAACGCCTGATGGAAGGTGATATGTTAGGAGCAGCTGGTGAAGTTGCTTCTGGTGCTGCTGGAACAATTCCAGGCGTTGGAACAGCAGCGTCTATTGGAATTGATACGGCACTTGCAGGTCGTGATATCTATAAAGCAAGTCATCCTGATACAGAAGAAAAGAAGAACGAAGCTTCTGATGCAACAAATAAGCAAACTGATGAAATAGCAATGAGACAGAACGAACAGACGCAACTGTTCTCACAGCAGCTTGCTGCCCTAAACGACCAAAGTATGAAGTTTGATAAAATGATTGACCTCCTTTCGAAGAGCAACGATCTTGCCGAAAAGCAAATTGAAGCGATTGGCGACCCTAAGCAAGTACCAAAAATCGTTGCTGACATTTCACAGGGTGGTGCAAGATACGCTAACGTAGGATAAGGGTGCAATTGGGCACTGGACAGTAACTTGCTATAAATATTGTATCACCGCGAAAGAAAACAACAATAATGGCAAAGTTATCATCATACTTTAAAGTAGTCACTTCGAAACCTAACGTCACATCGATGACGGATAGCCAGAACATTGGCGATCAAGGAACGTATGCTAACTACACTTGGTATCAACGTCTGATTCAAGGTTCTGCTTCTCGTATTACACGTTATCGTGAATACGATTTGATGGACAATGACGTTGAGGTCGCCCGTGCTCTTGATACGATCGCAGAAGAAATGATCGGCAATGATGAAGAGACTGATCTCCCACTAGTTCTTGATATTGATACAGAAAAAACAGAAGAAGTAATGTCATCAACAGTTATGACATTACGTGCAGCTCTAAGATATTGGAGCCACCTACATAAGTGGCACATTCGTTTATTTAAACTATGCCGTGTTGCTATTAAGTATGGTGATTGTTTCTTCATTCGCCACAGCGATACAAAACAGTGGGAATACATTCATCCAAAGAACGTTGTTGCAGCTCTTGTTGATGAGCATGACATGACAAAGGTCGTTGGATGGCAGATTAAGAAAGAAATTCGCGCTCCTAATAGTCCTTACAATCAAGCAGCTGGTCAATATGGAACGGCTAATGAGAACACAGTTGATATCTATCCTGCATCAGCAGTTGTTTGGTTTACATTAAACGATGATATTTCTGAAACGGCTCCTTTCGGTGAGTCCGTTCTTCGCGCTGTATATCGTGCACAAAAGCAAAAGGAATTGTTGGAAGATGCTATTATCATCTATCGTATCCAACGTGCTCCAGAACGTCGTGTATTCTACATTGACGTGGGCAAGATGCCGCCAAACCGTGTTAAGACATATCTTGAACAAATCAAGAATGAAATTCGTCAACGTAAGATTCCAACATTCGGTGGTGGACAGGATCAAGTTGACAGCACATACAATCCGCAAGCAATGAATGAAGACTTCTTCTTTGCACAGCGTCCAGAAGGTCGTGGTTCTAAAGTTGAAGTCCTCCCAGGTGGAGCAGGACTTGGTGAACTTGCTGACTTGGAATATTTCCAAAGTAAAGTATTCCGCGGCTTACGTATTCCTCTCTCGTATATGGAAGTTGGAGCAGAAAAAGGAAATCCAGGACCAGTATACTCTGACGGTAAGACAGGAATGGCTTACGTTCAAGAATTACGCTTTGCTCTTTATATTGAACGTCTACAATCACACGTTGAAGAAGTTCTTGATACAGAATTCAAACGTTATCTACACGCAGCAGGTATTCACGTAGATACATCCGTTTTTCAAATTAGACTCCCAGCACCAGAAAACTTTGGTAAGTATCGCGAGCTACAACTATCTTCCGAGCAGTTGAATACTCTCGGATCTGCTGCAAGTGTTACGTATATGTCAGCTCGCTTTAAGTTGATTAAGTATGGTCAACTTACAGACGAAGAAATTCTTCTTAACGAGCGGATGCTTCGTGAAGAGAAGGGACTTAACGTCAATGGCGGCAAAGAAGATCTACCTGCTCTGTACGGACCACCACCAGAAGAAGGTGGACTCGGTGGAGGTGGTGGCGGAATGATGGCAGGCTTAGGCCCTCCAGGACCAGGTGGAATCCCAGGCGAGGAAGGTGGCGAGCTTGGTGGGGAAGGTGGTGAGCTAGGCGGTGGTGATATGGGAGCTGGTGCTCCTCCAGGCGGCGAAGAAGGTGGGGCACCTCCAGGACCAGCTGCAACCATCTAATTTTCTGAAGGTTTTCATAGCTCGTTTATAAATAAAGGTGCACACCCATTAATGTGGGAATTTTAATTTCATTGTTCAGGGAGCAATACAATGGCAAACAAGAAGCAACTACTACAAGCAGTAATCGAAGGCATCATTAATGATGACAGCGCCGCTGCTGAAAAGTCACTCCACGAGTATCTTCGTTTGAAGGTTCGTAGCGTTATTGGCGAAGGCGAAGAAGGTGATGACGGCAAACCAATGTCTGATTCTGATTTCAAGCCAAAGGCAGAAGACGGCGAAGAAGATGAAGAAGACGGCAAGAAGCCAGCTTGGCTAATAAAGGCTGAGAAGAAGGCAGAAGGCGAAGACGAAGACGAGGCAGAAGAAGATTGCGAGATGTAAGATGAGCAATCGTTCACCACTTATTCTTGTTGAAGAGCTTCGTCCTAACGAAGCTAGCTTGATTGAAGAGTCATCACCAGACGGAAAGTCGTTATGGCTTTCTGGTATCTTTATGCAAGCTGATCTCAAGAATCGCAATGGTCGTAACTACCCACTAACAGAGATCAATGCTGCTGTCGAAACAGCAAAGCAGCGCATTATGGAATCTAACGGTATTATGGGAGAGCTTGATCACCCACAATCGCTCCAAATTAATCTTGATCGAGTATCCCACGTTATCACAAAGTTGTGGATGGAAAATTCCAACGCGTACGGAAAAGCAAAACTACTAGACACACCAATGGGCAACATTGCTCGCGAATTGATCAAAGCAAATGTAAAGCTAGGTGTTTCCAGTCGTGGAGCAGGAAACGTAAATGAAAGTGGTGGAGTAACACAGTTTCAGTTCGTCACAGTAGATATTGTTGCACAACCATCTGCTCCCAATGCATACCCAGGCACAGTATACGAAGGCCTTCAAATGGCTCGGAACGGAAGTCATATCATGACCCTCGCCGAGTCAATGAAGCACGATCCTGCAGCCCAAAAGTTTTTGAAGAAAGAAATTCTAGCTTGGCTTAGCACGAATATTTTCGCAAAGAAGTAAAAAACTGAAAAAATTCGGGGCGGCTAACTGTTTGATTTATGTGGTAATTTTCATACGAAAAATAGTTTTTCATATGGATTTCATAATAGCATATAAATATTTTTACACCTGTTGAATCAAAGATTTAGGAGATATCGATGGACGAACTACTCAAAAAATTGTTGGCCGCAGATTTGCTAACAGAAGAGACAAAGAAGGAACTCGAGTCAGCTGTAAAGAAGCAACTCGAAGAAGCTGTAACGAAGGCTAAGGACGAAGCAGCTGCTGATGTCCGTGCTCAGTTGCACGAGCAGTGGATCAACGAACGTGATGCATTGATCTCAGCTCTTGACGACAAAGTATCAGCATTCCTTATGACAGAAATGAAAGAGTTGCGTGACGACATCGAGCGTTTCCGTGATCTTGAAGCAGAATATGCAGAGAAGCTAGTTGAAACAAAGTCAGAAATGGCATCCCAGCTAAAGTCTGATATGGCACAACTAGTTGAGAAGCTTGATGCATTCTTGGAAGTTCGTTTGACAGCAGAAGTTGATGAGCTCCGCGAAGACATCACAGAAGTTCGTAAGAATGATTTCGGTCGTAAGATTTTCGAAGCATTCATCAGCGAATACAAGAAGTTTGCAGCAGACGACGATTCTATCGAAGGTCGTTTGAATGAGACAGAAACAAAGTTGGAAACAACTGTTGCTAAGTTGACAGAAACACAGAAGGAACTTTCAGGTCTCCGTCGTGCCAAGAAGTTGAGCGAAGTTCTTGCTCCACTATCTGGTCGCTCACGTGAAGTTATGGAAGCAATTCTGAAGAACGTCAATACAGAACAACTAGATGAAGCATATAAGACATATATTGGTCGTGTTATTAAGGAGTCCGCTCCAACAGAAACGACAAAAGAAGTAATCAAAGAAGCAAAAGCAGCCCCAGCCACACCAGCAGAGAAGGAAAAAGCAGCAAAGTCAGCCAAAGTACTAGCTGAAGGTGATAAGAAGGTTACTAAGGGCGTCGTCAAGAGTGGCGACAAGCGAGTTGAGCTTGATGAGCAAGCAAGGCTCGAGGAATCAACACCATCAAATACAGGTCTAAACGAAGCTCTTGAGTGGGCACGTAAGATCGGTGGCGTTGTTCGTCAGTAACTAGATTTTCACAATCAGTAAAAGGAAACTAAAATGAACGAAATTTTTGAAAACTGGGGCGAAGTTAAGACAGCCCTTCTAGATGGTCTAACACCACAGCAAGCTAAGGTTGTTGCTCCATTGCTAGAAAACCAAAAGAATCAGCTATTGGCTGAAACAGCAGCTGCTGGCGCAGTGTCCGCAAACGACATCGCTGGCTTCCGTAAGATTTTGATCCCAATGATCCGTCGTATTATCCCAGGCACGATCGCAACTGAACTCGTTGGCGTACAGCCAATGACAGGTCCAGTCGGCTTGGTATACACGATGCGTTACAAGTACGGTGAGACAGTCAACGTTCCAGCAGCAGGTACAGCTGGCAACCCATTTGGCGCCTTCCCAACAGGTAACGACGGTGCAATCACAGCTGGCAACGAATTGTTTGGTAACAATCCAGTTCTACGTCAGTTCTATTCATCACAAGCTGGTTCAGTCGTTGGTACATCCAATGCACAAGTTCCAGGTGCATCAGGTATTCACGATGCAGGTGATACGACAGGCACAATCGATCCAAACGCAAATCCAGGTGCATGGCCATCAAGCTTGCCAGCTTATAACACAAGCAACTTTGGTCCATATAGCTCAACGCCAGGTGGTTTGACATCAGGTTCATTGTACGGTGGTTCAGGTTCCTATCTTGAAGGTTCCGGTGGTCGTACAGTTAAGCTTGAAGTTGTATCACAAGCTGTTGAAGCTGGTACACGTAAGTTGCAAGCAGGTTGGACAGTCGAAGCAATGCAAGACTTGAAGAGCCAGCACGGTCTTGATCTTGAGTCAGAATTGACACAAGTCGTTTCCGCAGAAATCGTTCAGGAAATCGATGCAGAAATCATCGCCGATTTGATCGCTTTGGCAGGTACAGTCTCCGCATACGACTATTCCACAGTTGCTACAGTTGGTTATCAGCCAGCATACTTGGGTGACCGTTTTGCTAACTTGGGCGTTGTTATTAACGCAGTAGCAAATGAAATCGGCCGCAAGACACGTCGTGGTGTAGGTAACTACATCGTCGTGTCTCCAATGGTTGTTTCCATTCTTCAATCCGCTGCTAAGTCAGTGTTTGCTCCAGCTGTTTCCGGTTCATTCAAGGGCCCAAACAACACAATGTTGGTTGGTACATTGAACGGTTCCATCAAGGTATACAGCTACTTGTTCAACCAAGTATCGACATTTGCAGGTCCAGGCGGTGTTCCACCAGGTGGTGCACAGTCAGACACAATCTTGGTCGGTTACAAGGGCGGCAACGGTGAGACGGATACAGGTTACTTCTACTGCCCATACATCCCATTGATGTCAAGCGGTGTTGTTATCAACCCAACAACGTTCCAACCAGTCATCTCCTTGATGACACGTTATGGTAAGACAGCATTTACTGCAACCCAGTCTTCTTTGGGCAACAGTGCTGACTACTACGGCAAGATCAACCTCGCAAACTTCAACTTTGCTTAATCCACAAAGTTAGTTTTGAGAGTGCAGTACAAGAAGGGAGCAGAAATGCTCCCTTTCTTTTTGCCTGGTGTAATGTGCTGCTATCGATAAATATAGGTGGAGACCTATATGAGACAAACTTTCAAACAATTCCTTGCTGAAGAAACAGATGCAGAAGTAGAGATATATTCTGGCTTGATGGAATACATTAAGAAAGGACTTACGTTTTGGCTCCAGAGATACATAACTCAAGCGTTTAATATTAAACTTGGAGAAGGCGATACAATGTATGCTGCAATCGCAACTCTTCGTCGTCATGGTAAAATAAAAGCTAAAGGAAAAGATGCTTGGGACAATATTGATATTGGCGATTTTACTATCAATCAACGGATGGCTTACAATGCGATTGTTAAAGTTGGAATGAAATATCTATGATCTCATTTAAACAATTTCTTGCCGAAGCTGATGATCCTATATGGGACGAGCAAATTGTTGATCGTTTAAAATATGTTGCACAAACAGGAATAATTATATCATTGATGGGTGTAATTGAAAAAGCATTCCCACACCTTTCATTTAGAGAGACACGGGATCCTTGTTGTGCAGCATTACTGCATTTACGTAATATAGGAAAATTAAATATTCGTTTTGGAGGTAAGCCTTGGTCAAATTTTGATCCGGATGACTTTACATTTGCACAGCGACAAGCATTTAACAGAATGGTAATGTTAGGAAAGAAGTATCTATGAAACTAAGCTTCAAACAATATCTTGAAAGCAAGGAACAGCTGTGCAAAGCAATAGCTGAAACTCCTGTCGCTGTTAATGAGTATGAAGTTAAGAAATATTGTTCGTTGAAAGTCGGTGAGAGTAAAGTTGATGAACAAAATATTTCATTGAAGCCGAAGCATAAAGTGATCATTGAATGGCGTTATGATAATCCTAATGATCCAACAGTAATGTCAGTAAAATTTGTTGGTCTTGATCAAGTTGATGAAACATTCACATTTGCAACTTCCTGGACGGGAAAAAAGCTTCAAAAGTGGCTCCAACGCCACGCGAAAGATAAAAATGAAGTATAATGAATTATTTGATAAACCACCTGCTCCAGGACAAACAGTTCCACCTTCATATCAATTCTCATCATTTTTTCAAACGATGATGCAGATACCAAAACCTATGTATGATGTAAGTGCAGATATACCGGGACATCAACGTATTGAGAGTATAATCAGCAAGCTACAAGACGTGTATCGAATTGAACGCAACGAGGCGTTAGATGTGTGGGATGCTGTTGTTGCAACATTAGCAAAACGACTCGTCGCTCATGGAAAAGAAAAACAAGCCTCAAATTTGCTAACGTGGAAAAAGAAAAGATTTATTACACAACCAGCTGTTGATTCTTTGGATACAGCATTAGATGCTCACCAAGGAGTTGTTGATGCAGATATTGCAGCGCGTGTAATGCGAATGGCTTACAATCAGCTATTAAAGGCTGGAATACGAGCAATAAAATGAAGCTAAACGAAACAAGATACAAATACTTTGGCGGAGGTCGTTATGATCCTGAAACGAATGCACTTCGTCAGGAACTCCTTCACATGGGCGTTAAAGATTTCAAAATAAGAGAAGATAAAACTGTTGATCTTGTTAATAATACAACCTGCAATCCTTCATACTCAACAAAAGAATTGATGGTTCAATTTGGAGAATGCCACGGAAACTTTCAAATGACACATAACATGTTAACAACTTTAAAAGGTTGTCCAACACACGTGTATGGTGAGTTCAATGTTAGCAATACTCAAATAACTTCGTTTGCTTATGCTCCCACGTTTGTAGAAACAAATTTCATTGCAATGAATTGTCGTAACTTGAATTCTCTTCATGATATCCACAAGCAAGTGAAACACATCGGAGGATGTTTTTACTTAGCACATCCCGGTGAACCAAATCGTCTTGGATATTCTCATCCATCGCATATTCTTGGATTGTTGCTAATTAAAGGATTGAAAGAAGTTTGCAT